CGGGCTTTTGCTCTAGCGATTGACGGCCTCCGGCTCCTGCCCCTCGCCCTCCACATTTATGTGTGCCCTCCTGCTGATCGTCCCGCGCCTTTCAGCCCGCATCGATCGCCTTTCGGCCCATTGCCCCCGCCCCTTGTTGTTTCACGTGGAACGCCCCGCGCATCTCGAGCGCCTGACGCCCCCGCCCGCCCCCCGCGATTCGTATGAGCGCGAGCGCGCGACAAACAAAAAGGGACCCACGAATGGGGGAAGGGGGCCAAGCGAAGCGGGTCCTCAATTGCGGGGTGGGGGGCCGCTATTCGCACGATCAGACCATTCCGGCCCCCACCATATTATTACTCATATAATCGGCTCGACCCGCAGCCCATACCCGTGTTCGTGGGTCCCTCTGCTCCGTGCATAGATACACTTGACTCGGACATATGGGGTGTGGTAAACTGCGCGCATGCCAGCTACGCCCGCCACCAAGCAGAAATCCGAGAAGCGCAAGCCCAGCAGGGAGCGCAAACCCGCCATGGCCGGCGTTGGGAGGGACCCGGCCACCGGAAGAAATATCCCGCACGAGCGAGACGAAAAGATAGCCAAACAGGTGGGGTTTTACATCGCGGCGGGTCTGACGGAAAACGATATTGCGGAAATGTTGAACATCCGCCCCGGCAAACTGCGCGAGTGTTATGGGCCGGAAATCAAACACGGCCTGAATCAAGCGAACGTTGAAGTGGCGGCGGCGATGCATCGGCAGGCGTGCAATGGTGACGTGGCGGCGGGCAAATTCTGGCTCAAGGCGCGGGCCGGGTGGAAGGATGGGGAAGGTGCGGCCCAAACATCGCCGCTGAGCATCATAATCCACGAGTAGGTGCCCACGGAACTAAGCTGATGAACGTGACACCAACCGAACCGATGTATACGGCCATGGAAAAGATGGCCGACGTGTGCGTGGGGGAAGCCCCGCACCCGAAAGATATGGGGCCGGGAGCAATCAGGCGCCGCGATGCGCGCATGCAATTCATGGAACTGATGCACTGGTTTGTGGCAATGTCGATGCGCGAAGGCGCAAGGCGGGCGTTCGAGGAACGCGGCATGTTGACAGCGCCGGCCCCGATGAAACACTGATGGCTGGTCACGTAAAAAAGAAGATAGCCGAACTGAACGCCCGCAAAGCAGCGGGCGGGGAAGTCTCGGACGAGGAATTCGCGCGGCTGGACAAGCCGGGGAAGAAACCGGGGTCGCCCGTGAGAGAGGACGGGGCCATCCACTACCGCGCCCCCGGCCCCGTCGCGCACGCATTCTTGAAGGACGACAGTTTTATTTGCGGAATCATGGGGCCGTTTGGGTCGGGAAAGTCGACGGCCTGTGTGATGAAGCTGATCAAGAACGCGCAGCGGCAAAAACGATCAACGAATGGTTGGATTCGCCGCCGCACGGCAATTATCCGGAATACGTATCCGGAACTGCGCACCACGACCATGAAGACGTGGCACCAGTGGATACCGCAGCACATCGGGAAGTGGAGGGAAGCCGGCCCGCCCTGCCACTTCATCAAGGATGAGGCGAACAAGTTCGAGTGGGAAATCCTGTTCGTGGCCCTCGACCGCCCGGACGATGTAAGTAAATTGCTGTCCATGGAATTGTCGGATGCGTGGCTGAATGAGGCGCGCGAGATCCCCAAGGCAATCATGGACGGCCTGACCGGTCGCGTGGGGCGGTATCCCCCGATGTGGCAAGCCGAAGCCACGGGTGTGCAGATTTTGATGGACACCAACCCGCCCGACACCGATCATTGGTGGTATGTGATGGCGGAGCAGGACATGAGCAACGAGCGCAATCGGCAATTGATCATGTCGATGCGCGAAGCCGAAGAGGTGCTGCGGATGCGCGGCACCCTGCGCCCCGATCAACGCATCATGAATTTCTATCGCCAACCGTCCGGCAGGAGCAAGGGCGCCGAAAATCTGAGCAATCTGCGGGGTGGGTATTACGAGTTCCAGATGGCCGGCAAGGATGCGGATTGGATAAAGGTTTATATCGACGGCGAGTACGGCTTTGTTGTGGACGGGAAACCCATGTTCCCGGAGTACAAGGATTCAACTCACAGCCGCAAACTACACGTGGTGCCCGGTCTCGGGTTGAGACTCGGCTTCGATTTCGGGTTGACCCCCGCCGCCTCAATCAGTCAGCGCATGGCGAACGGGCGTTGGCTCGTACACGATGAGTTGGTAAGTGAAAAGATGGGTATCGTCAATTTCGCACAAGAACTGTCGCGCAAATTGGCTGCGGACTACCCTGGGATCAAAATCGTGTCGGCGAGAGGCGATCCGGCGGGTGACGCGGTTACGCCCGAGGAAACCACGTGCTTCAAGATTCTACAGGCGAACGGGTTTGAAATTGCGGCACCGGCCCCAACACAAGACCCGGTTCGCCGCCGTGAGGCTCTGGCCTATCTGCTAACGAATCTGATCGATGGGGAACCAGCCATCTTGATCGACCCGAAAGCCGCGACTCTGCGTAAAGGGTTGGCGGGCGGGTATCATCTGCGCAGGTTACAAGTCCCCGGGGACATCAAATTCCGGGACGTTCCAGATAAAAATAAGTACTCCCACATCTGCGAGGCGTTGGAGTATGATTGTGTTTCCGCCGGGGAAGATAGGACTGTTATGCAAAGCGACCAACGAAGGTCTGCCCAGCGTCAACAGTACGCCAACACTGAGTACGATGTCTTTAATGGAGATTAAATTATGTCCGGTATCGTAAGGTCGATTTTTGGTGGCGTAAGGTCGATTTTTGGTGGCGGCAGGGGCGCACCCGCGATCCCCGCGATCCCGGAACCGACCCCGCCTCCGTCTGTCGATGAAGCCGTGGCGGCGCGTGAGCGCGAAGACGTGGCACGGAAAAGAAAGGGCCGCGCGGCGTACGTCCTGACCGGCAAAGAGGGGACGGGTCCCCCAACGTCAGCTACGAAGGCCTTGCTGGGGGGTTAAATCGTGGCCGCAGGAACTGTTGATTCTCGGGCGGAGTACGTTCTCCAGCGGCAATCGCAATTGGAGAACGGTCGCGCCACGTTTGACGCCCACTGGAAGGAAGTGGCGGAGAGGGTGTTGCCCCGTCAAGATGAGTTCCTGCAAAAGCGGACGGTTGAGGGGGATAAACGGTCGGAGAAAATTTTCGATTCGACCGCGCTGTTGGCCCTGGATCGCGCTGCGTCGGCGATTGATTCGCTTATCTCACCCCAAACGCAGATATACCATCGCCTCGAGCCGGAAGATGAACGGTTGATCGACGACAGGGAAGTGAAACTGTATCTCGATGCGCTGACCAAGCTCATGTTCCGGGTCCGGTATCGCCCGTCCGCTAATTTCGCTTCGCAAGCCCACGAGTGTTACGTTACGCAGATGGCGTTTGGTACGATGGCCATGTTTATCGACGATTACGTCGGTATCGGCATGCGGTACAAGTCCATTGCCCTGTCCGATATGTATATCGCGGAGAATCACGCTGGCATTGTGGACTACTGGCACCGCAAGATTCGCATGAGTGCCCGCGCCGCGCTCCAAAAGTGGGGCGAAAAAAACCTGCCCGAAGCGATTGTCAAAGCGGGCGAAAAGGAGCCGTTCCGCAAGTTCGATTTTATCCACTGTGTCAAGCCGAACGAAGACCAGAAGGCGGGGGCCAAGGATTATCGTGGTATGCCGTTTACGTCGTACTATGTGGCGTATGAGGGGAAGAAACTGATCAGTGAGGGGGGTTTCCGCACAACCCCTTATGCTGTGTCCCGGCATGTCACTTCCCCGAATGAAACATACGGCCGGTCCCCGGCCATGATGGTGTTGCCGGACATCAAGATGGTCAACGAAATGGAAAAGACCGTCATCCGCGCGGCACACAAGATCGTCGATCCCCCGTTGCTGGTGTATGGTGACGGCATTCTCGCCGCATTCAACGCCCGCCCAAGCGCATTGAATTACGGCGGTGTGGACGAGCAAGGTCGACAGTTGGTGCACCCGTTGAAGACCGGCTCCAATCTCCCGTTCGCAGAAGAAAAAGCGGAGCAAAAACGTAAGGTTATTAATGACGCGTTTTATGTTACGTTGTTCCAGATTTTGGTCCAGAGCCCACAGATGACCGCCACCGAGGCTTTGATTCGGGCGCAGGAGAAGGGCCAGTTGCTGGCCCCAACCGTCGGCCGCACACAATCTGAGTTTTTCGGCCCGATCATTGATCGGGAATTGGATATTCTATCGGCGTCCGGAAATTTGCCCCCCATGCCCGAGAAATTGCGTCGGGCTGGTGGGGGCGTGAGGGCTGTTTACACTTCACCACTGGCGCGTTTGCGCCGGGCCGAGGACGGCGTTGCTATAATGCGCACGATCGAGGCCGTGGCCCCGATCGCTCAGGTACAGCCGGATGTTTACGATCGATTCGACCCAGATATGGTTCTGGAAGAGTTGGCCGAGATTAACGGGGTGCCCGAGCGAGTGTTGCGTTCGCGTGAGGAAATGTTACAGCGGCGTGGCGAACGCGAGCAAGCGTTGCAACAGCAACAACAACTGGAGGCCGCGAACGTTGCCGCGAACGCAGCCAGGAATATGGCGTCCGCCGCCGAAAAGGCGGGTTTTGTTGAACCGGCGGTGGCCTGATGATCAAAAACTTAATCAATCGTGTACTTCGTTCACGGCAAGCGTACCGCGCGGCGTTCAGTAACCCGGCGGGGGAGATAGTGCTGGCCGACCTGAGGAAATTTTGCCGGGCCAATTCCACCCCAGCGGTGGTCTCCCCGGCTACGCAGCAAATCGATCCGATCGCCACAGGGATCGCGATCGGAAGACTGGAAGTATGGCACCGCATTTCGCACAACCTCCATCTGTCGGATGCGGATATATATAAAATGATGGGGCAATCTGAGACCGAATGAAAGGGACTCTCAAATGTTTAGAATGAAATACCCGCTGATGGATGAAGCAAAGGGCGCTGGTGGCGCTGGTGGCGCTGGTGGCGCTGGTGGCGCTGGTGGCGCTGGTGGCGAAACCCCGCCCGCCGCTTGGTTCGATAGTTTCCAGGACCAGGGCGTCAAGGATTGGGTGAAGGCATATGGCGATGCGTACAAAACGCCGGAGTCGATGGCCCTCAAGGCGATGAATCTCGAGAAATTTATCGGGGCCGATAAGGCCGGTCGCGGTGTTATTGTGCCCAAGGAAGGCGCGTCGCCGGAGGAATGGAAGGCGTACTTCGCCAAGGCTGGCGTGCCGGACAAGCCGGACGGCTATAAGCTGCCCGATGGGTTGAGTGCAACCAAGGACCCCTTGCTCGACAAGTTTCGCGAGTTTGCTCACGCCAAAGGCATCCCGGTGCCGATGTTTGATGCGGTCATGGAATTTTATGCCAAGGACATTGTTGCTGCTGCCGATGCAGCCGAGGCGAATTCCCTCGCTGAGTTTGAAAAGCGCGATGAAAAAGAATGGGGGGAGTTGAAGCAGGAGTGGCAGGGCCTTGAATTCGACAAGAACGTCGAATTCGCGCGGCGTGCCGCCAAGACATTCATCCCGCACGAGTCGCAGGAGCAATTGGAGGACACCCTTCTCAAGCTGGAGGGCGCATTGGGGCCGAAGGCGATGATGAAGATATTCGCCAACATCGGCAGCAGTATCGGCGAACACGGCTTCGTGCAAGGCGATGACAATCCCTCGAGTGGCATGACCCCCGAGGGGGCGCGGCTTCGTATCGCCGAGTTGAAGAAGGACGTGGCGTGGGTTGCGAAGTTCACATCCGGCGACACTGACGCCAAAGCTGAGTGGAGTCGTCTCCACAAAATCGCCGGCAGCAAACAGACTTGACGGCCCGTTCCCCGCGTGTTAGACTACGCCCATCACGTAGCCTAACACGCGGGGACCCGGAAACGGCCCGCAAAGCTAAGGCCGGCTTGGTGGGGCCAATGTCCACAAGTTAGGGTCCGGCAACGGGACACCCTGCGATAGTTGAAATTCATAACTTGAACAGGAGTTTACCAAATGTCCCAGAACGTCCCGACCCACTACGCGCAGGAATATGCCTCGACTATCGAGCTTCTCCTGCAGCAGCGCGGTTCCAAGCTTCGCGACACCGTTTCTTTCAAGGCCATCACCGGCGCCAAGGCCGCTGCTGTCGTTGACCAGATCGGTTCTGTCGAGGCCACCAAGCGCACCACGCGCTATCCTTCGCTTACCCCTGCCGACACTCCGACCGATCGCCCGTGGGTCTACCCCTCGGATTACGACTGGAACGATCTGGTCGATTCGATCGACAAGCTGCGCATGATCACCGACCCGACTTCGGCATACGCCATCAATGGTGCGTACGCCATGGGCCGGGCGCAGGACCGTGAGATCATTTCGTCCTACTTCGGTGATCGCAAGAGCGGCGAGAACGGCGGCACGACAACCTCGTTCCCCGCCGGCCAGCAAGTGGCTGTCAACTTCGGCGCTGCCGGCAACGTCGGCCTGACTGTGGCCAAACTGCGCGAAGCCAAGCGTCTCCTGATGGCTGCCGAAGTCGATCTGGAAATGGACCCGCTGACCTGCGTCGTCACGGCCAAGCAGCATGACAACCTGCTGGCGGAAATCCAGGTCATCAGTCTCGATTTCCAAGAAAAGCCGGTCATGACCGAAGGCAAGGTCACGCGCTTCCTCGGTTTCAATTTCAAGCAAACCGAGCTTTTGGCCGTCGACGGTTCCTCGTACCGCCGTGTGCCCGCGTACGCCAAATCCGGCGTGTGTTTGGCCATGTGGAATGACATCACCACCGACATCAGCCAACGTAAGGACTTGGCCGGCCTTCCGACGCAGGTGTATGTTTACGGCACCTTTGGCGCCACCCGCATCGAGGAAAAGAAGGTCGTCGAAATCAAGTGCGCTGAGTAATTGGCGCCACAGTTCAAGGAGATACAAACATGGCTGTTGTAACCGTGAAATCCAGCGTCATCGCCAATTCGGACGCGGCTCCGCCCGTCATCAATTCGGCGCAGATCGCCAATGGCCGCGTCCGGCATATGCGCGGCGCGGTTGCTGTCGCCAATGGTGACAGCATCGGCAGTGTCTATCGCATGGCTCGGGTCAAGTCCAACGATCTGGTCCACCAAATCATGTTGGATTGCGACGCCATTACCGGCGCGGCGGCTGACATCGGCCTTTACCGCACTACGGGGGATGGCGGCGCGGCGGTTGACGCCGATTTGTTTGCCTCGGCACAGTCGATCGCCACCGCTCTGCGCGCAACCGATGTCACCCGTGAATCCGGCGTCATTACCGTGGCCAACATGGAGAAGCCCCTGTGGCAACTCCTTGGTCTTACCGCCGACCCGCAGGTGGAGTACGACATCGCCGTCACCCTGACGGCGGCGGCGGCGGCGGCGGGCAGTTTGGCGCTGTCCGCGTTGGTGGTCGGCCGCAACTGAAACCCATGGCGGGGCTTTCGGGCCTCAGGTGATCGAGGCCCGCTTTTTGGCGGGCCTCGTCTTATAGGAGATAGATATGGCAACGAGACGTTATGGGATTTCCCGTGGTGAAAACATCAACCAAGTGGCGGAAGCGGTTGGCGCGGCTGTGGCGGCCGATGATATCGAGCTTACGGTCGATTTGGCTGTTGGCCTCACCCGTGAGGACGTGCTGCTGGCTCTCGAAAAGATCGGCGCACACATTCTCAAGGGCAATTGGCCTCCGGCATAAGGAGACCTGAATGCAACCCGTGATGAGCGCCATCAGCGTCCCGGCCATGGCCGGGAACGTCGTGTATTCGGTCACCAACGACAATCCGTACCCCCTACAGATGTTGTTCGGGGAATTGACGTTGACCACGGACGCTACCGTGGCCAACCGCCAGCCCAAGCTTGGTTTGTACGACCCGAGCGGCAATTTGTTCATGGAAACGGTGATTGGAACGGATATCACGGCTTCCCTGACGACAAAGCTTAAGTACTTGCAGGGGGTTTACCGGGAGACGGCTATCGTGAACGGGGCCGTCCAGGTGCCGATCCCGAACGAGGCTGTGATACCGGCGAAGTGGTCTATCAGGATCACTGTGGTGAACGGCGCTGCGGGCGACAGCTACACGGCAAAATTCATGACCAAGAAGTATGAAGGCTAATGGCCTCGCAAACTGAAATCATCAATTATGCGTTGACGCTTCTCGGGGCGTCACGTGTGATGTCCATCGATGATGACGTGAAGCCGGCTCGGGAAATGAAGGCGGTGTTCGCCATCGCCCGCGATGCGTTATTGTCTGGGTACGATTGGTCGTTCGCCAAGGCGCGGGGGTCGTTGCCGGCTTTGTCTGTGGCGCCCGCGTTTGGTTTCTCCAACCAGTACCAGATTCCGGTGGAAGCGTTGCGTCTGGTGATGATCAACGATCATTACGCAGGGGTGGATTTGACGAATTATCGGTCAGCCCCCACGGGGGAGTATACGATCGAAGGCCGGAAGATTCTGACCAATTTGGCTGCTCCGCTCAAAGTTGCGTACATCGAACGGGTTGATGATGTGACGCAGATGACTTCGACGTTCGTCGAGGCTTTTGCGGCCAAATTGGCGGCGATCACGGCGGAATCGCTGACGCAATCCAGCACGAAGAAGGCCGACATGAACCAGATGTTGAGGGACGCCATTTCCACGGCCATCAGGTCCAACGCCATAGAATTGCCGCCGCAGAAATTCCCCGACGACGAATGGCTGTTGTCGAGGCTCTAGGGTGCCCAAAGCCGCCCCGATCATAACTAGTTTCAATTCAGGGGAGTTCTCCCCCCTGATGGCTGGGCGCGTAGATATCAAGTATTACGCGTCTGCCTGCAAGAAAATCCGTAATTTCATCCCGACGCCACAGGGTCCGGCCAGATTCAGGGGCGGCACACATTTCGTGGCGGAGACCAAGAATAGCGCGGATCGTTCTTGGTTGTGGAGGTTCGAATTCAACATCGAACAGGCGTATGTGTTGGAATTCGGGAATCAGTACATACGCTTCTATTCCAACCATGGGGTGGTTGAATCGGCACCATCGGTGCCGTTGGAGGTGGCGACCCCTTGGACCACGGCCGACTTAACTGACGAGGATGGCACGTTCGCGCTGCGGTTCGTCCAATCAGGCGATGTCCTTCTTGTGTGTCATCCGAATTATGCGCCGCGAAAGTTGACCCGGACGGGGGCGGCGTCCTTCAGCCTCACGACTTTTGCTCCGCGCGGCGGGCCTTTTAAGGATGTCGATCCGGACCAGACGGTAACGGTGTATGCTAGTGCCCAGACGGGGGCGGGGATAACTCTGACGGCTTCATCCCCGATTTTTCTGTCCAGTCATATCGGCACGAACTTCTACCTTGAGAAGCGCAAGATAAACGATATCAAGCAGTGGGAAGTCGGGAAAACGATCGCCATTGGCGATCTGCGCCGTTCTGACGGGAAAACGTATAAGGCCCTCAACGCATCTACAACGGGCGCAACGCGCCCAACCCATTCGGTCGGCGCGGAGTATGATGGTGACGCCGGTGTGCAATGGGAATACCAGGACGCCGGGTTCGGGTGGGCCACCATCACAGCCGTGGGCGACGGCGGCACGACGGCGACAGCTACCGTTGTCTCGCCCCTGCCGTTCGGCTGTGTGGGGCCCGGGCAGGCTACAACGAGGTGGGCGTTCTCCGCGTGGTCGGACGATGATGGTTGGCCAACGAATGCCACATTCTTCCGCGAACGGTTGGTGTTTGTGCGGGGACAAGATTTGTGGTTTTCCGTGACGGGCGATTTCGAGAATTTCAGCCGGAAAAATGAATCCGGGCTGGTCACGGATGATATGGCCATCGTCTCAACGATATCATCTGACCGGTCAAACAGAATCGAATGGGTGGCACCGTCGGATGTGGCGTTGCTTGTTGGGACGGCTGGTGATGAACACGCCATTATGGAGATAACATCGACGGAACCGTTCAGTCCAACAAACGCAAGGGCGCTGAAACAATCCGAGTATGGATCAAAGCACGTCCCGGAGGTGAGGGTCGGGAGCGGTGTGCTGTTCGTCCAAAAATCCGGGCGGAAGATACGCGACATGCTATTGGCCGAAAGCGTCAATGAGCGGTGGGAAGCTGGTGATGTCACGGTTTTGGCTGAGCACATCACAAGGGGTGGCGTATTGTGGATGGCGTATCAGCAAGAACCGGATTCGGTTGTTTGGGTTGGGAAGGCGGACGGGACTGTTGCTGGGTTCACCCTAAACAGGGAACAGGATGTAAGGGGCTGGCATTCGCATGTTTTTGGCGGCACGGACGTCGTTGTTGAAAGTGGGTCTGTCATACCGTCGCCGACCGGTGATTACGATGAGTTGTGGTTGATTATCCGGCGCACCATCGGCGGCGCAACTAAAAGGTATGTCGAGTACCTTGGCCGCTCGCATGAAGAGGGCGACGCGCAGGAGGACATGTTTTATGTTGACTCCGGATTGACGTATTCTGGTTCCCCGGTGACCGCCGTTTCGGGTTTGGGACACCTTGAAGGTCAAGTCGTTACGATTTTGGCGGATGGTGCGCCGCATCCGACTCGTACGGTTTCATCTGGGTCAATTGCGTTACAGCGAGCGGCGTCGAAGATTCATGTCGGACTTGGGTACACCGGAATCCTGACCCCGATGCCGATCGAGGCCGGGGCCGCAGATGGCACGGCCAACACCAAAACAAAACGGGCAAGCCACGTGGCAATCAAGTTCCACGAAACTCTTGGTGCCCGCTATGGCCGCGACGAGAATTCACAACTGGACACGATCCAATTTCGTGGAGCCAGTGACCCGATGGACGCCCCGCCCCCCTTGTTCACGGGCGATAAAATTGTTGAGTGGCCAGATGGGTATGACAACGACTTGCTCATTACCGTTGTACAGGACCAACCAATGGCGTGCGCCGTCGTGGCATTGGTTCCGCACATGGTTACCCAAGACAGCGCGGGTTCGAAAAACAGATGAAAATCGAACCAATGGCCCCGGGCCATGTTACCATGGTCGATGTTCAGGACATGCAACCGGAAATGGACGGCATAACCTCGCGGGAGTATGCTAGTTACCTCATAGAATTGGGGCCGGCATTGGTGGGGGTGGACAACGGCAAGGTCATCATGTGCGGTGGTTGCGCCGAATTGTGGCCCGGCAGGTATTTATTGTGGGCGCTGCTTTCCAGAAAGTCCGGCCCGTATATGTTCAGTATCGTAAAGGCCGCGAGGAGGTTTCTGGACCTACAGACAGGCAGGGTCGAAGCGGTGGTGCGAACAGACTTCACAGAAGCCCACAGGCTTGCTATAATGTGCGGACTGCGGTGGCACCACCACGAAGAGAAATTCCTTCCGGGTGGGATTGACGCCGATGTTTATGTGAGGTTTTACTGATGGCATTCCTGATACCCGCAATGTTTGGCACGGCGGCTACCGCCACGGCGGCAGCCACTACTGGACTGTTTGGGACAGCCGGCTCATTTGCGTTGGCCCCGACGTTATCAACATTGGCTATGGGATTTGGCACAGCCTCAGCCTTGCAGTCCGGCCGATCGGCGCAGAAAGCGGCTGAGTACAATGCCGCCGTGGCCAGACAACAAGCCGAGACGACGAAGGCCATTTATGGTGAGAAGGAACAGCAGCAGCGTCGTAAGGCGGCATTTGTTATGGGGAAACAGCGGGCGGCGGGCGCTCAAGCTGGATTGGGGTTGGGCGGATCGTTTGCTGATGTGGCCGACCAATCCGGGGTGATGGCTGAACTTGATGCCCTGAACATCAGGTATGCGGGAGAAATGGAGGCAAAGGGGCTGTTGTCGAAGGCCGGTTTGTACAGCATGGAAGGATCGGCGGCCCGTAGCGGTAGTTATTTGCGAGCCGCAACCACCGCTTTGTCCGGATACGCTGATTATTCGAGGGGGCGGTCACCCGTTGAAACAGGCCGCCCACGTTTGGGGGCTTGAGGAGTTACAATGGCCGCTCGCATTATTGAGTACACCCAACAAACATCCCCATCCGCCAACCTGGCCAGGGCGTTACCATACGCCAGTGGGCGGGAATTTTCAACGGGCGAGGATTTGGCCGGTGCCGCTCGTGATCTCAGGCAAGCGTCACACATATTACAGGCCCGCGACGAGGAAGAAGCGCGGGCGTGGTCCGCAGATGTTATCGCCAACGCCCGTTTGCAATGGACACAGCATCTAATTGATCGCAAAACGAAGGCCGAACCGGGGGCGAAAGATTTCACCCCGTTGTTCATCAAAGATTTCGACGAGTACGCCAACAAGACAATTGAAGGGGCATCCACCAATGCGGCCCGCAATTTTGTGCGCGATCGACTGACGGCCCTGCGGACCGATTTGGGTCAATCGGCCATGGAATTCGAGGCCAAAGCCCGCGTCGACTATCGGGCCGATAAGATCAGTAGCGCATTCGATAGCGTGTCTAAGTTGATGAATATCGACCCATCACAATATGAGGTGGCGTTGGCGGAACAATTGGCTATCGTTGATGCGGCTGATATTGATCCGATCAACAAATCGAGAATCAAACAGGCCGGGATCGAGAAAGTGTCGGCGGCGGCTGTGTGGTCTCAAATTCAGAAATCTCCGCAAGCGTTTTTGGATTCGATCGGGTTTGAGGCCGGCGGGGACGGCAGGACCCGCAAATCGTCCGGCGATCTGACCGGCATCACGGGCAACATGCCGTTTGACGCTCTGCCGTTTGAAAAACGCGTTCAAATGTTTGAGGGGGCCGTGCGGGCAAAGGCGCAGATCGACGCGGATGCGACGCGCGCGGCCAAAGAGCAGCGCGAGTTGCTGGCCGGCAACGCCATGAAGGAGGCGTGGCGCAGGCTCGATCAGGGTAAACTGTCCAAGGACTATATCGAAACAATATCGCCGCTATTGTCGCCGGCTGAGTATAAATCGTTACTCGAAGCCCGCAAGGGCGGCGGGGCGGGGTCGAAGACTGATGCCGGCGCATTTCGTCACCTGCAGGAATTGTTGTACAGCAACCCTCAAGAAGCGGAAAGATATGCGTTCACCGCGCACAGAAACGGTTTGTTATCGAACACTGATTTGTCTTCCGCGTTAACAAGGGCGCGGGAGTTGGGGCGCTCTGAGGGGCCAAAGTCCGAGTACGAGCGTTCCCGCAAATACGTGGTGGGGTCGCTCGATCCCGGCCCCATGGTTCAAGACCCGGTTGGTCGCTCGCGATTGGCCGAAGCTCTTGATACGTTCGATCGGTGGGTTGATGCCGGTAAAGGCCAGCGCACTGATGAAGAAATCAGAATCAGAGGCCGCGAGATCGTCGACCAGTTTAAATTCATCGATCTGTCACAAACGGTGGTTGCCTTGCCGCAGCCCCGTGGCAGTCAGATTCGTCGCAATATCGGTGACATTGCCGGCATGGAGGCGGATATTCGTGCCGCCGGCTTGAAGGCAAGACAAAATTTTGAGAGCGGCAAATGGTCGGAAGCTGACTATAAGCTTGAGATTCAAATACTCAATCGTTGGCGCACCGCCATCATGAACGCCCCCGCCCCGCAAGGACCCAAGAAATGACCGATAACGTAACTGATTCCTTCCTCGGGAAAACAATATCACAGGGTCAGTCCATCGATGTCCGCGATTTCGAGGAATGGATGGCTGGTGGCGGGACTCCGGCCCAAGCGGCACCGCAGGGTGCTCCCGCGCCGGCTGTTTCTCCGACTTCCGTTCCGTGGGGTGCTGTTCAGCCGACGCCGCGCAAGCGAACCGCGGATGTTATCGGCCGCCCACAACCCAAATCGAAGTCGTTGGCCGGTACGATCGTCCGTAATGTCGCGGAAATTCCGGGCCAGATCGTCGGCGGGGTTCATGACGCCGTGGCCAACGCCATCTTTTGGGCAATCGACCCGTTGGCCAATTGGCTCAATGAAAATGTGGCCGATTTGAGCTATAACACCAAGGACATGCCGATCATCCATGACCCCAGGACCGCGACCGGGGGCATCGTGCGGTCGGCCTCCCAGTTCTTGTCCGGTTTCATCCCCGGCCTCAGGACCATGGGCAAGTTGGGCGTCACCAACAAGGTCGCCGCTCCGATCACGGCGGGCATGCTGGCTGATTTCGCCACGCGGGATGGCCACGACGCCAAGCTGGCTGATCTGTGGAACCAAGCCGGCCTACCGAAGAATGTGTTGACCGATTATCTCGCGTCGGACAAGAACGACAGTGAAGTGGAGGGCAGGTTCAAGAACGCCCTTGAGGGGGCCGGGTTCGGCATCCTCGCCGAAGGTGTTTTTATGGCGGCGCGGGCGTTGCGGTCCGCCCGTGGTGTGAAGGAGGTCAAGCAGGCTGAGGAGCAATACCTGCGCGGTAAATATGGTGAGGTCACGGACGACCACATTCGCGCAACCGGCCTTGGTGATACGAAATCTGCCGTGGTGGAAATCGGGGGACCCAAGGTTCCGGTGAAAGTCAAACCGGGCGAGGTTCCGCCCCTCGAAGCTCGCGCCTTGATCCGCAAACGGGGGGCGAAGGCCCCCACGGACACCGACGTTTATGTGAACTTCGCCCGCTTTGATGAACCGGAGCAGGTCAAATTCGTGATCGGCAAGATGGCCGAGTCCATGAAGGGCCAGATCGACGAGGCGACTCGCGGCAAGATCACGCAGGACGAAACCGTGAAGTTGGCTGAGAATCTCGGCATGTCGGTCGATGATCTGCTGGCCCGCCGTCAAGGCCAGGGCTTCAATGCGGAGGAAGCGGTCGCCGCCCGTCAGCTTTGGGCCGCATCCGGTGAGAAGTTGTTGGAGATCGCCAAAAAGGCCGCATCCCCCGAAGCTTCGGCCGTGGACCATTTCGCCTTCCGCAAGATGATGGCCACCCACGCCGCCATTCAGGCGGAAGTCATTGGGGCGCGGACCGAAACCGCTCGTGCGTTGGCCGCGTGGAAAATCCCGGTTAAGGGCAACATCGAACGCGCCCGGTTGATCGATCAAGTTTTGGAAGCCACCGGGGGTGCCCAGACTTCGGCGGAAATGGCCAAGCGCCTTGTGATTCTGGCTGATTCCGGGGCGCACCCTTCGGTTGTTGGTAATTTCGCTTTCAAGGGGTACGGGGCGGCGACATCCGACGCGATCAAGGAGTTGTGGGTGAATGGCCTGCTGTCCTCACCGGAGACCCACGTTGTCAACGCGATGTCGAACACCATTGTGGCGTTCCAATCAATCTACGAGCGTGGAATTGCGGCGGCCCTGAATAAGGCTGTCGGCGGCGGCATCGATGGTGTACAACCGGGCGAAGCGACCGCGATGGCGTTTGGCCTCATCGGCGGCATCAAGGATTCGTTCCGCCTTGCGGCTCAGTATCTCAAAACTGGCGAGTCCCAATTCACGTTCGGCAAGATTGATCTTCTTCGCCCCGACGCCATTTCGTCCGAGGCGTTCAATATGTCTCGTAGTTCCGGCCTTGGTCGAGGACTTGATTACCTAGGCAAGGTGGTCGGGACCCCGATGCATATGCTCGGGGCCGCAGACGAATTCTTCAAGTCTATTGGGTACCGAATGGAATTGAGGGCGCAAGCATTGCGCACGGCGTCCCAAGAGGGGTTCAGCGGCGCGGACTTGGTGAAGCGCACTGCCGAATTGATTGACAACCCGACCGAGAGTATGCGGATCGCAGCGGCGGATAACGCCCTCTACCAAACGTTCACGAATGAAATGGGTCGGTTCGGTTCAACAATCATGCACCTGCGCAACATCGACGCACCGCTGAATCCGACCATTCTTATTTTGCCGTTTGTTCGCACCCCGGTCAACATCGCCCGATACGTGTTTGAACGCACGCCATTCGCGCCGTTGGTTTCGCAGTGGCGGGCCGACATCGCTGCTGGAGGTGCCCGCGCCGATCTGGCTTTGGCCCGCATGTCTTCGGGGACGGCGATCATGCTGGCGGCGATGGATTACGCCGACACCGGCCTCATCACTGGTGAGGGTCCGAAGAACATCAACGAGCGGGAGGCTTTGTTGCGCCAAGGGTGGCAGCCTTTTTCGGTGAAGGTCGGCGATCGTTGGTACTCATATAATCGGGTCGACCCGTTTGGTATGACGGTCGGATTTGCGGCTTCGATCAGTGAAGCGGTGAAGAAAGGTGAGATCGACGAGGATGATGTGGACGAGTGGCAGGAAGTCGCGGCAATGTCAATCGCTGCCGTTTCTCAAGTGGCCATCAGCAAAACGTTTCTTGAGGGGTTCTCCAATTTTGTCGGGGTGATGTCGGACCCGAAGCGTCACTCGGAATCTTATATCAAACAATTGTTCGCTTCGTTCCTTCCGGCCACTTCGCTCAACGCGGCGGTGAAGAATTTTGTCGATCCCATTCAGCGCGAAGCCGGCACCCCGATGGAGGCCGTACAGGCGCGAATCGCGGGCCTTTCCGACAGTCTTCCACCGAAACGGAATCTGTGGGGTGACGAGATATCAACCGCTTCTGGCTTGGGCAGCATATACGATATGTTGACGCCGGTTGCTTCCAAACCGCTTGTCGAATCGCCGGTTGATAGAGAAATTGCGCGCATGGGCGATGGTCCGTCGCGCATCCAGAAAAAGACTTTATTCGACGGTGTTCAGGTCAACTTCAAGAAGTACCCCAAAGCATATGATGATTACGTTCGGTTGGCCGGCAATGAACTTAAGCATCCGGCGTGGCAGATGGGGGCCAAGGATTACCTTGATGCGGTGGTGGGGGGCAATCACCCGATGTCCATTTCGTACAAAATTTTGTCGGATGAGGGCCGCAAGGCTTTCATTCAGAACACCATTTCGCAGTATCGCGGTCTTGCGCAACAGCAGGTGCTCGCAATGCACCCCGACTTCGCGCAAGAGATTGGAAGATTGAAGGCTTTGCAAGCGGCTAACCGTTTGCCAGTGATGGGAGAGTGAAATGACCGTTTCATCCGAAACTTCTCGCATATCGTACACCGGGGCGGGTACCACGGGGCCATTCTCGGCCCCGTTTTATTTCCTGGAGAATGACGATCTTGTGGTCATCAAGACGGAAATCGCAACGGGAATCGAAACGGTTCTTGCACTCACGACCGATTACACGGTGGCGGGCGCCGGCAATCCTGCGGGCGGGTCGGTGACGACCGTGGCGGCGGTTCCCGCCACGCACAGATTGACCATTTTGCGCGACCCCGATTTGCTGCAGAACACCGATTACCCAACGAATGACCCGTTCCCGGCGGAATCCCACGAGCGAGCATTGGACAAGCTGACCATGGCGGCGCAGCGGCTCAAGGATTTGATCGGGCGGGCTGTTAAACTGTCGGATGGACTGGTGGGGTCGGTTGATCTCACTATGCCATCACCGAATCCGGGGAAAGCATTCAAGTGGAATGCGCTGGGCAACGGCATAGAAAATTCCGTGTACAACCCCGATGAAATGGTCGCCTTAGCTTCGGCCCAGGCGGCTGCTGCAACGACCTCGCAATCAGCTGCGGCCACAAGTGCGGCTGCTGCGCTGGCATCACAAGGAGCGGCGGCCACCAGTGCAGCCGAAGCCGCTGCCAGCGCTGCCAGCGTTAACCCTGCTAACTTGGTGCAGGTTACTGGCGACCAGACGATTGGTGGGACTAAGACGTTTACCGGAAAAATACATCTCACAGGAGATCCGTTCCCAGTCGGGACGCAAGGATCAACGGGCATTTTTGAAGTCGGTGATCCTTCAGCCAACACTCCTGCAACGATGTCGTTCCACAAAGCTGGATTTGCCATCAACATGGGCTTAGACACGGATAACGTATTCCGGCTTGGCGGTTGGACGCAGGGGTTGAACACGTATCGCTGGGTATCAGACACTGCTGGCAACTTCACTGCCCTCGGCAACATAACAGCAGGCGGTCAATTTATTGGAAATGGCTCCGTCCCGCCCGGTGCTGTCATGCACTTTGCCATGAACTCGCCGCCGACAGGCTGGCTTCACGCAAACGGGGCCGCAGTTTCTCGCGCCACCTTTGCCGCTCTCTTTGCTGCCATCGGCACCACCTACGGCGCGGGCGACGGTTCCACCACGTTCAACCTGCCCGACTTGCGCGGCGAGTTCATTCGCGGCCATGACGGCGGGCGCAACGTGGACGCCGGGCGCGTGTTCGGTTCGGCGCAGACTGACGCCATGCAGGGACACGGGCACACAAATACATCATTTAGAGTAGGATCAGCCGGGGGAACGGGCGAGTTTTTAGGGGCGAACGACACCCCAGCGGGCGAAACAAGAACCGGTCGAATTACAACGCCTACATCTGACGGCACAAACGGAACACCAAGAACCGCGTCCGAAAACCGCCCGCGCAACATCGCAATGCTGGCGTGCATCAAGTTCTAAGGATTGACCATGAAAATTGTCGCACAACTAGGCGCTGACGGCTACTTCGTCGGGCCTGCCATTGCTTACGAGTCGCCGCTGGAAGATGGCGTGTTCCTGATTCCCGGTGGTGCTGTCGATATAGCGCCCCCCACAGTGCCGCAGGGCCAACGTGCCCGCTGGCAAGACGGCTGGGTGTTTGAGGTGATTCCGCAGCCAGAGCCGGAACCCGCGCCAGACCCCGAGCCGCCACAACCCAAGCGGTTCACCAGCCTGCAATTCCTCGACCTGCTCACCGAAGCCGAACAACTCGCCGTCGCCACTGCGGCCATGCAGTCACCGCAGGTCAAACTCTGGTACGACCGGGCACTGGCCGCGCAGTTCATCACGCTGGCCGACCCGCGCACCGCAGCGGGACTGGATGCCCTGGTTGCAATGGGGCTGCTGACTGCCGAGCGCAAGGCTGAGATTGTGGGGGCGATGCAATGAAAATCTACCTGCTGCGCGTTCTGGCTTGGCTGAGCCAAGGCGTGAACTGCATCCTGCTCGGCGGG